GCTCCTTTTTTTACAGGTGTGATTGAACGATTAGCCCTGCTTGATAAGTCGTTGATTAATCTTTGTTCGGCTGAATCGGCAATGATGTTGCCTTTAGGTAGCTGCTTGACCTTTACGGCTAGTTCTGCTATACTTTGCCGGTGTTCGTGGAACTGTTCATCTACGTAGATTATTTGCTTCTTTTCGTCAATCGCTATTTTATCGCAGGCATCAGGATCATTAACATAACCAAAGTCAAGGCCATAATAGTAGGGCAGTGATTCGTCAAAATCGCCTATTTCAAAATCAGGAAATATAACGCCTTCTAGTTTCGCTCTCTCTCCACAACCGTACACACTCCACCAATAGGGCTTGTCTTTTTTGCTTTCTATGTCGGCTACTTGTTCGGGTGTTAGAAAGGGGTTGTCCTTGTACGTAGTAATTTTAGGCGGGTACTTTGCTATGTATCGATCAAGCCAATGAATTGTGCCAATGGCAGGGTTGTAGTCGCCAATCATTCTTAGCCTTGTTCTTGGCGTAATTTGATCAACGTCTTCTTCATTAAATTGGTTTATCTCGTTACCGTAAAATATATCCCTGCTTCTACCATGTAGCTTATTTGGGTCGTCTGCTCCATAGTAGTAAATTAGATTTCCGTTAAGGTTGTAAATGTGGTCGGTCTTGTTGTGGTTTGATTTACTATAAAGACCATACTCAACTAATATATCTTTCATATCCTTCCATGCAGTAGCCTTTACTAGCTTGAAGTTTACCCTTACAATATCAATCTCAAGTCCTTCGTTAGGGCATTGCAAGCAAAGTTTTATTATCCATTGAAGTGCTGAATATGTCTTACCGCTACGAGTTCCACCCTGAAGTAAAGTCCATCTGTAATTTGGTACGCTTTGCTCTAGGTGTGTAAAGTTTGGATTTAATCCTTCGGTCTTATCCATTCGGGAACCTTGTTAAGTGATTCTCCTTTTGTGGTTACATCATAAGCACTGTGCTCAATGTACCCTCTTTGTTTTCCTTTTGTCTTTAAATANAATATTGTCGAGGTCGAATTCCCTTCTTTAATTTGCTTATGTAGTTGGCTTTCGGCAAAGTCAATGGCTATGTCTGCAATGCTATCAACTTGCTCTTTATAGTTCTTATCTTCGCGGTAATACTTGTAGTGAGTTTCCCTACTTATTCCAACGCTCTTGCAGGCAGTTGTTACTACTCCTAAAGATTTCTCTAGAGCTTCAATCATCGCCTTTTTATTTATGTCAGCTTTTGTCATAACGTTTCCCGTTTATTTTTACTTCTAAGCTATCGTCTAGCTTCATCATTCTGTCTATTATTACTTGGCAGTACTTCGGGTCTAACTCCATACCGTAGCATTTTCTTTCTAGTTGGTGTGATGCTACCATTGTAGATCCACTTCCTAAAAACCCATCACAAACTAAATCACCAATCTTTGAACTGTTACCTATTTGATAAGATATTAAAGGGATTGGTTTCATTGTTGGGTGTTCTGCATTTCTATTAGGTCTCTCAAATTCTAAAACTGTCGTTTGTTTTCTGTCTGTGTACCAATTATGAGCAGCACCTTCTTTCCAACCGTAAAGACATGGTTCATGTTTCCAATGGTAATCTTGCCTTCCCATTACCATGCTACTTTTAACCCATATAAGGCATTGTTTTACCATTATTCCTGCATCTTTCATAGCTTGCCGGAAGTTTGCACCTTCTAAATCTGCATGCCAAACATACCATGCACCACCTTTTTTTGTATAGCTTCCTAAAGCGTCATAAAAATTATAGAGGAATTGATAAAAATCACTGTCACTAAAATTATCATTTTGTATTTTTAATGCATCCTTTGTGCCTCCAGTATAATCAACGTTATAAGGCGGGTCGGTTACCACTAAATCGCAAAGTTTACCTTGCATTACTTTTCCCCATTCATCTTTTAAAGTACTATCTCCACAAAGCAACCGATGCTCCCCTATTTCAATCAAGTCCCCTAAGACAATATCTGTCTTTATCTCTTCAGGAACTTCATAATCATCTTCTTCGGCTTCAAGTTCGGTTTCTGTATCAAAAGGAAATCCATCCAATCCCCACTCTTCTAATTGATCCGCGTCCCATTCGTTAGCTAATAAATCCCAATCCCACTCTCCAAAGCCTACGTTGTCTTTTATGATGAATTCTCTTTGCTGTTCTTCGGTTAGGTTTTCGGCCTTAATAATCGGCACTTCTTTTAATCCTACTTCTTTGCAAGCTGCTAGTCTCATGTTGCCGCCAAGTACGATCATGTCGCTATTGACCACAATAGGTCGAATATGCATCATTTCCGGAAACTCCTTAATTGACTTGACTAGCTTTTTAAACTTGTCGTCTTTAAGTACTCTTGGGTTGTTCGGGTTTTTCTTTAGCTCTGATATTTTGCAAAGCTCTGTCTTTATTCCTTTCGTTCCTTTAGGTCGTGCCATCAGTTCCAATAAATAAAAATGTAAGTATCTCCGTCGTTCATTCTTCCAAAATTTGAGGTGGTAAACTTCGAGTATAAAGGCTTGTCATTAGAAAGGTCATTTGCTGACTGTGATCGGGTACAAATTGCGTATAATGTATTTCTGATCCAACTAATAAAGCCCTTTGAAGTTTGTGAGGAACTCGTCCTATTGCTTCATTAGGATTAACTATGTCTAAAGTATCGCTTCCGTTTAAGATTACTGCATTTCGGCCAATCGGTCGAAAGTGTAATTTATTAGGCATTAAGTGTAGTGGGTGGTTTGGCCATTGGTTAATAACTGTTGGCTGTTTGTAATAAATCCCCTCAAATGGACTAAGGACTGTTGCAGCCTTGTTGTTTTCTTTTGGCTTTTTAATCGGTTCTACCCCATCCAATTCAGTTTGTGAGCAAGATGAAAGGGCAACTATCAGTATTAAAATAAAATATCTCATATCTCAAAGTTAATGATTTTTATTTTCGCCTTTATAACAGCTCTTTTGCTTCCTCAATTAAATCAGAAAATTGATTCATGAACTTGTCTCGTGTTTCTTCGCTACCAAAGTATAAAACACTTTGGTATTCATAATAATAACTTTTTTCAAGCTCATTTTTAGATACTTCAATTACGTGCTTTACTTGATCGTTATTTATACTCCAATCGGCCACAAATCCGTCTATCTGATTCCAAGCATCTCTATACTCGACTAACTGCATTAGGGCTAGAAATGCTTTTGCTCGGCTTTTTGTTGATAGGTTGTTTATGTCTGTAACTGCAAATGTTTCTTTAACTTGACCTTCATTATCAATAAACCACACTCTATCCTTTACTTCTTCAATCATAGTAGGATATTCCTTTTCGTGCTTTTCGGTCGGCTCAAGAGCTTGCTTAGTTTCTTTAAGCAATTCTGTTGTTTTTTCCATTCCTAGCTCTTCAGCTACTTTTCCNATAAATAGTTGGTATTCTGTTTTTTCGTTGTTCATTGTTTTAGGTTTTTAGTTATTCAAAAATACTTCTTTTTTTGCAATAAAGTCCTATCTCAGTATTGGCTTTGTTTCTTAATTTGATTCGGGTTTGAGCGTCGTTTACTTTCAAGTCTTTTCTCAGTTCGTTTGCGATCTTGCATGCTTTTTTGTAGAACTCATGGTATTCTAAATTGCTGTACTTAGGTACTTCTTGCCCTTTTAGGAAGTCAAGGAAGTCCCGGTATTCTTGGCCGTACTCTCGAACTATACCTTCTTTCATCAGGTCGTCATCGTTCTGATAGGTGTTTGAGTATGCAGACTGTCGGTGGATGTTATGCAGGTTAAATCTCATTTCAGTATGGCCGCCTTTGCTGTAAACGTGGCCGCCATGAGCTTGCTTGCAGGGTATCTGTCGAGCCAAGCAGTCTTGACCGTGATCAATTAGCCTTGCTATTTCTTGGACTTTTAACTGTAGTTTCTTTTTCCAATTCTCTACTTTTATTTTGGCTTTCTTATGCTCTTTTTTCTTGTCGGCTTTTACTTTCTTCTTCGCCCGGATCGTCGTTTTTTTAATCACTTCCTTTCCGTTGGCCGAGCTAAACAACCACTCACCATAGCATCCGCACTCGTAACCTAATCCGTACTTTCTTCTTAGCTGAAGTTTACCGCAACCATAACCTTTGGCTTTACCGTTTCCACGACATGGCTTCGTTTTTATTCTTGGTGCTCCCATACAAATCCTTTATAATTTCCTGATATTTTTTTCATTGATAGGAGGTATTGTGCTTTATATTTACTTGTTAGCGCACATTAAGAACGCTATCAATCCATTGTTCTAAAGGCTCTCCGCTTCCCACCTCTTTATGGTTTATCCAAAATCTACCGTCTTTATCAGCTACTATTTCGTAGTCGTTACCCTCTACACATTCTCCAAGCGAAGAAGATAAACGTGCGCTAACATCAGGTATAGAGCAGTTTTTTACTAT